TTCTACCATGTGGTTTGGCACCCACATTTCTCGGGATAGACCCCCCGAGTTTGTCCGCGTTGTCCTAGATGTTTGTTTCTGGCTTTTTATGGTCGGCTTGTGCGACCTTTGCCTTCCCGTTTTGTGTATTTTCTTGGCGGCTGTTATACTACCTTTGCAGGTTGCTGCCCTCTCTTTCCGGGTTTACGTACTTCACCCACTTATTCAAGGTACGATCGACCGGGGTCCCGCTTTTGGCCCTGGTTTAAAAGGTAAGAAAGCTTCCAACTCTAGGTTGCGTTGGTGCGATGTTTTGGCCGCTAGACGCCGCTCGGCTCCTCGTGTTAAGACCTATTATTTTGAACGTCTTAACTCTCGATGGAATCAGTACAAAAACTTCGGTTACTCGTACAAGCCTGATGAGGATATTGACCCCTACTCTCCCCCTCCGCCTGATCCTGTGATCGGTGGTGAAGGTGATTGTTGGCGTCGCCTTTTCCCTTATTATCAGTCGCATGGTACCCGAATGTTGATGTCTGAGTTCCTTCAGCTTTGTTCTGAGGATTATGAGCGTCAGGGTCATGTCTTTGCTGCTCGAGGCCTTGTTATGGGTCTGCGTATCATCTTTAATCGTGATGGGTCTTTCCACCTTGCTGATACAAAGTTTTTCTCTACTGCGTATCGCACTCCTGATGAATACGCTAGACGCAAACCCCCGCCTTTGATTCCTGTGGGTTGGTACACTATGAAAACGGTTAGGTTCCTGACCCCTTTTGTTCCTCTTCAGGGTGAGCAAGCTGTCATAGGAGCTAGTGCTTCATCTACGGGTTTGGACTTCTTTTACGACACACCCCATCACGCCACCGGTGCGAGTTATTCAATTCTTTCCTATATGGATTCCTTGCGTCGGGCTCGTACTGAAACCCCTTTCCAGGTTCCGGCCAACATGAGGGTTTTCTTAAATAAGGCTGGTTTGTCTGATCCTGACCCTTTTGCCCCAGTTAGGAAGCACCCTGTTCACGTTGCTTTGGAACGGTTGAACGTCCGCCTTATATCATCTTTGCTTAAGCCTAATGAGTGGTATTCACTCTTCATCAAAGATGGTAAGGTTGCAGAGTACGACTTGCCCACTCCGGGAGACCAATATGCTCCTCAGTTGGTGGGGAAGGATCTTTTGCGGTACCGAGATGTTAACTCCAAACTACGGCCGCCTTCCTCTAATCTTCCGGTTTGGTTCATGCATGACGCCTTACACTATTTCTCGCCCTCTGAGATAGGTTCGTGGTTTGATCATAACCCGACTTTGCGTCATTTGGTCGTTACCACTGTCATTCCACCTGAGTTGCTTGATGGGCTCGCTCCTCGCCACCCAGCGTTGTACGATTTCCAGATCAACGGTTCGACCTTTGCTTATGTTCCAGAAGGGGACGTTGGTGGGGCTTATCCAGATGCACCACTTTCATGCGTGTCATGGCTAACGGCATCGACGCTTGTCACACCCCGTCGCGAATGTGTTCATGTCACTTTATTGAACACTCAATATGCTCACCACGCTTTCGTTATATCGCGGCAGCAGTTTGTCAATCAGAGCATTCGCTACTACGACATTGGCGCTGTCACTGCTGTTCCCTGGGCTGCGGCTCCTGCTTGGAATCCCGCCGATCGCGTCGTTGATCTCAATCTTTACAACGACTTATGCGATTACGCAATGCGTGTTAATGCGACTTCAATCTCTGATTTGTACAACAAGATCGCTGGTTACAAGGCGATGTACAATGAGCATTTCTCAGCGTCCGATAAGGCGATTGCTGTTCAGGGGGCCATGTACCATAGGTGTGTTCGGTGGAATGCTTCTCCCTCCACTCTCACTGTGGTTTTCCTCTGGTTCTTGTCCGTGTTCCAGTTGCCCCTCGGCGGTTTCTCTTGGTTCTTGCAATCGCTTACGCTTGGTATGTTCCGTTCGCCTTTCGGTAGGAGGTCGTATTTGAAGGCAAAATGTCGTCCCTTGGTCTCACATGTGCGCGACGCATTCATTATCGACACGGAGTTATGTCCTAAACCGTTTGCCAGGCCTTTTTACCTCCCCCCTGACGCCACTCCTTTGGAAGCCTTGGCCGTTTTAAACGCCTCCATCTTGACCCTTGCGGTCTCCAAGGTTTTCCTGGTTGAACCTCTTATACGGGTCTGGCGATACGCAGATGATCTTGGGAGGTTTATACGTTGGCTCTGGTGGGTGCTTGAATGGACCCCTCTTAGATGCTTCTTGTTCATCCTCGGAGTTTGCCTTGCGGATTGGTTCCATCTTGTTCCGGACGAACCTTTTGTCGCAGCAAGATTAGCTTTTACCCACCTCACCCCCGTGCCTTATACATTGGCTGAGGTGTTCTCCTCGTTTATATCTCACGTTTTTATGTTGCCCTCTCGGGGGTGGCGTATTCGTGGAGGGGGGAATTGGTTGTGGCAACTCGCTTGTTTCTTCGAGTTCACAGGTGCTGTCTTGCCCCGGCTTTGGGCTTGGGAGTTGAAACCACACGCGTATTGGGGTTTGTTTAAATATGTGGTCTTGCACAAGTATGGTGATGGGTCTGATGCCTCTCAGGCGACTTTCCATTGGATGGATTATGTATGTTTGGTGTTTTACACTTTAACATTTACTTACACGATCCTTCAACTCTTCCTTTGGTGCGCTTTCCGTGTGGGCATATCAAATGATCGTTTGCCGTACCATCGCATTCCGGATACTCCCGTTGATCCGGCGCCTTATGATCCGGAGGATTTCGAAGTCCATAGTTTGCCCCGACCTGATCTATTTATACGGTCTCTTAGGCGAGCTATCAATGACACGGTTTGGCATGGCAAACTTTATGATCGTTGGGCCGTTATGCCTCAGCCACCTGCCGCGGTCAGGGCTACCCCAAAGAAAGCAGGTAAACGTCGTGCTGTTCAAGGTCCTCCGGCTTCACAAGCTTCTGGTTCGGGAGTTCCAGGCCCTGTCAATCAAGTCCAACCGGTTCCACCGCCTCCTCCGGTCCAACCTGCAGTGAATCAACCTCCTGTCGTCGCGCCTATTGCTAACGTCTTTCAACCTTGGACGTTTTTCCCTGGCGCTTTCCTTGGTTTGGCTCAGTTTAGGAACGCACTAGAGTCTGTCCCGCTCAACGCTCTGCCTCCCATTCTGCCCGATCCTGCGATTATGTGTGTTTGGGACGCTCTTGCCGGTGTGTTGGGCTGTGACCCCTTTAGGCTCTGGGCCGCCTACATGGCCACGTTGAATCCAGTTGACCAACAAGCATTCCAGATGGGTATGGTTCCCCTTGCGCGCGTTGCTGATGTGTTTAACTATTTCCGCGTCACCAGTAGTGTGTATCGTCGGGATGGGCTGGAGTACAACCCTGCTTTTCCCCCCGTGCTTGTTACTTCCCCGGTTGACTCTTGGGCCAATCTCATCGGCTCGATTGGTATGGTCAATGGGCTTGAACATATAACTTTGGGTTTACCGGACGCAGGGGTTAATGCTGGATCTCCAGCCTTGTTGGCGGGTTCTTGGGTTGGGCTATTGAATATTCGTGTCCCTTTCGACTTCATAGCTCCATTGCTCAATGTTCCTACCAAAGGTTGGAAACTCATAGCAGACACTATGCTTGGTAGAGTGGCCAGCGCCTCTATCGCCGCTGCGGCCCCCGCGGGTTTTGTACCAAATCGTTTCCCGGGTTTGCGACCTCCGCGTGTTCTTCCTGAGACCTATATTCAACCGGACATTATCAATTGGGTTCCTAACGCTGCGGATATGGACCAGGCGAAGTTGTTGGCTTCTGACTTTAAGATCTATTATGACCAGTTGCCATCAGCCGTTAATCCATATAGTACTTCACGAGCTTTGGACTCACTCGCGGATTACGGTTGGGAGGATTTCGCACCATCAAATGGAGGACCACCTCGACGTTCAATTGAGCTTATCCTGCTTAATGGAGTTGCCGGTTCTGGTAAGAGCCACTGGGTACGGAATTGGTTAAGAGGTGAGTTGGCTGCTGGACGCATCAATGCCACTAATTTCAAGGTACATTCCCAGTTCCAACCACTTCGCGCCACGCTCATGAGGGACTTCAAAGCCATTATGCCTCAACTCCGTGGTTACAACTTCCCAACAGCGGACGCCGTCTTCACTAATGCCTGCTCAGGCACTTTAGTGTTGGATGATGCGGGCTTATTGTTACCGGGCACCATTCCACTGCTGGCTGCAATACATCCGGGGTTGGAACGCATCATCTGTACTTTTGATAGTGCTCAAACCAAGGCGGTCTTTCCTTATGCCAACGCAATGAGCAGACAGGTTGAGCCCACCGTTTCTTGGCTTTCAGCTAAGAGTACGCATTATGCATCGGTGTCTAGGAGACTTTCTGTTGAGAACGCAACGCTCTTTGGGTTACCTCCTCCTCGAGCAGCTGAGGGTTATGCTCCTACTCATGGTCAGATTTACACGGTCACGCAACCACCTGATGGCATTCCATTTTTCGTCGCTTCCCCCCGTTACGCGACCGTGCGCAACAAGGGTGGAACCTTCTGTATGGAGTTCGAATTGCTGCAGGGCATGTCCTTCGATGGTGATATCGCGATCGATTGTGGTGGATTGACTTCTAGTATGACGGATTCCATCATGTGGACGGCCATCACTCGTACCAGGGGTTCGATTTATCTGGTTTTACCGAAGGATGTCACTAACAAGGATTACCTTACTGAGGCATCTTATGGGACGTCTATGATCATTTCGGCTATACTTGCGGTCGGTTCTAAGGAAAATAGCCCGGTTATTTCCCCCCGCGTAGACCATGACAATTTAGTTGCTCGTGCTGTTCAGGCCCACCTTGAACGAGCGCTGTCGAGGAACGCTTCGGCTGGTCTAGGTCTCGCTGCGCCCCAACCTGTAGTGGCCGGTGATGGGAGATATAACGTCATTCCGCTGGGTTCTACGTACGCTGAAATACCGGTTAAAACCGTCTTACCCGACCAGGTGCTCTCTCAGAACCTCCATAGGGAGTTGCATAATTTGCGGGTTAAACGCGAGCGCGGTAGGAGACCTCGTGGAGTCAGACGTAAGGCCACGGCTCATGGTGCCACAGAAGTTCACACCTACGATTATGAACCGGATTCCAAAAGGCGAGCCGCTTTCCATGATAGGTTGAAACCGTATTTCCCAGTCGCAAATGACACGGTGCTTACCAAGTCTTCTGATCCTATGGACGTTCCTCCACTTCCCACGATAAATGCAGCTGTTGATCCCACGTTGTATGATTTCACTACCGCTGCTGCTGAACGTCGAGAGGTTTATTCATCGGCTGCACGATTGTATACTCGCCAGATCGATCCTAATGGTTCAGGGATTGGGTTGTCACATTCTCGTCGTGACACGGCTACCGAATCTATCTCATTTGATAGACGTATACACCCTCAACTTGCGAAGCCGGATCTTACCCCATTGCAGCGCAAGCAATACGACGCTCTGAGACGGGGCTTCCTCAAGTTCATTCCGTTGAAACAGAAGCGGTTTAATCGTTATCTTTTCATAGAATGCGAACGGGAAGCGATCAAATCTTGGGCTGGTGGTCGTACCATCACTGAGCTTAATCGGGCTATGGACAATGCTCAACCTGACTGGCACATTAACCATGTTGATGCTTTCCTTAAGGGTCAGTATGTTAAGAAACAACCCAAATGGTTTAAGGATGCCCAGCCTGGACAGGTTATCTTGCAAGGGTCTCCCCACGGCGTTTTCACTGACATGGTTTGGGCCTCGTATATTGAGCGATCCATTTTCTCAATTGTCCCGGACCATGTTTATCTGCATGCCGGTCGAACCCCAATGGATCAAATCGCATGGTACAATAAGCATTGGGACCGATCTAAGCCCATAACTGCTTGCGATTACACCGCCTGGGACACCGGTCGAGGTCTGCCCTTCCTTTACTTCGATTTGTGGATCATGAATCAACTGGGTGTTAAACAAAGTTATCGTGATGAGTATGCTCGCCGCAAATTGGAATCTAAGTGTTTCCGAGGACCACTCCCAGTCATGCAGTTTTCCGGGGACCGTTATACCTGGTTGTTCAATACGCTTTCCAATGTCGCCCTCACTGGTGCTTCCCAAAATTGTGATTCGAGTACCCCCGCCGCTTTCTCTGGCGATGATATGATCCTTAACGGAGATTTCGATTTTACAGTGGACGCCCATCTGAATTGGCCAATGGAACCCAAGCTCGAGAAAGCTGATTATGGCGAGTTCTGCGGTATGACGTTTGGACGTGATGATTGCCACCTTTCGCCGAAGATACTTTTGTATCGTGGCATGATCGCTCTTGGTCGAGGTGAGCGATCAGCTGATTTTTGGCGCTCCTACATACACGCGTGGAGGTTTGTTCATGCCACTGATGAAGCTGATGATTATGCTGTGGCGGCCCTAGGCTTGTATTTCACTGCTCTTAACCTTTTCTCGCTTTCTTCCGATCCGCTCGCCCCTCCCCTCTCTTCCCTCCCCAAATATTTCGTTCAATCCATTCAACCATACACTTAAACGCTCGCTCAAGCGGCTTTCTGTGTTCTCACTTTTCTTTTCTCTCTTATTTCTTTTTCTCTCCCTCAAATCAATCCTTTCAAGAGGTGTTCTCACCCGCCCAACTTCGATGGGTTTCACTAGATCGCTCGGAGGCGATCTTTGATGGTGATAAGTCGATGCGCCCTCCGACCTTCCGCGTTTGGGATCGCGGTGGTTTAAACCCCCCGGTGCGAGCCGGGTTATACTTATTCTATGCTTTGTTAGGGTTGCAACCTCAATAACCTGTCGTCTCTTGACGTTCTGGCATTGACCCGGCAGTAATGTCGTCTGTGGTTCTCTTTTCTTTTCTTATTGTTTGAACTGCGTGCTGTGATGGGCGCCAACCCCTTGATCCTCACAGCTGCCCTGGGAGATCCATTATGGAGCAGAGAGTATATTCGGCCTATTTGTTTATGGTCGACGGTCTCGAAGGTCCACGGGTTCATTCTTTTCTTGATCAAGTTTGGCTCTGATCACCCGTGCCCAAACCTGAACCGTTAAATCAGGCAGTCTAGAGACTGAACACCAGGCGGTCGGCTTTTCTTTGTTTTCGCTCCTCTTTAATTTATGCCGGCTGAAAGATACAGTCCACCACTGGGGCCTAGCCCGAACCCAGTTTTGTGTCCGCTTTTTCCTTTTGGTATCTCTTTCTTTGCTTCCTTTATATCGATTTCTGAGCGACATGTCTGATCAATCTCCACTTGAGAACACTGTCTCCGTACCTGTCCTCACCATGAAGGACTACGTCCTTGATGCCGCTGTCTCTGGGATCGCTTTTACTTCGGCCCCTTTTGATTATAAGATTGCCGTCGTTATGGAGCATGTCCTCCCAGCATCTTCGGATGAAGGTTCTTCTGAGTCCTGGGTTTTCCTTCCATTCTCTGATAGTCATTTTATCGCCCATGCTTCCGCTTTCACTATGGTCCAACTCATTGCCGGCACTGTTACCATTGACCCAATGATTACTGACCTAAATGTGGCTTTCAGGCTTTTACCTACTACCGCTGTCGCCAATTTGGTCGTTAATCCCGACGCGGTGTTTAACGATGGTTTTGCTCAGGTCCAACGTTTTGTTTCCACACTGACCGTTCCCCAGGTCACTGAGCATCCCATTTTATTTCCGCCTGAGCCTTATACTAGGTTGGTTCACGGACCTGCCTCCTTGGCTGCCCCGCCGTGTTTTGTCTTTCAAGCTAAGCGGGTTAATCGTGGAGGCACAACTAGGGCGTGGAAGGAGATGACGGTGCGTGTTCGTTTTGATTTTGATGTGAAGGTTGCCGGGCACGGTGTTTTATTCAGAAATGTTGCTTGAGACTCGTCCCTTCACCTTCAATTCTCCTCCCTTATTTAATGCCTTTCCCACTCTTGCTTCTTCTTCTCTCACTTTGCCCCCCTCTGCTTCTGCCCCGCCTGTTGGGGGTTGTACTTGTACACATGATGACTTCGCTACCCCTGATGCTTGTCTTGCTTTCTTGGTCGCTGTTGGTACACCTCTCTGCACTCACGATCATGATGATTTTGTTTGTCCCATGGTTGATCACGTCTGTCCCGTCTATTCGCATGATGATTTCCCCTGCCCTATGGTCGATCATGTTTGTCCCACCTATCAACATTCCGATTTTGCTTCTGCAGATCTATGTCGTCAGACTTGTCAGCATGTTCCTGCTGATTTCCCGGTCTCTCCTCCCCCTGACCTCTCTCCGGATCAATTGATGTCCATGATTCAGAGGTCCGATGATGAGCGGTTAAAATTTTTCGCTTACATCGCCAAGGAGTATTCCGGTATTGATCCCAAGTTCTGGCCATACGTTCATGAATGTTATATCAATCCCGCTGAAGATGCCCCGCCACCTAAGGGTGCTCGCGTCTTCCGTGGAAAGTGGGTTATTGATGAAGAGCGGGTCACGTACCATCACCCAAAAGATGGTGCGTTCAACCTGGGACGCATTCCGCCGAGGTATTCTGCTGTGACTCTCAACATCAAGTAACTGTAGTCTCCGCCTTGAAGTGGGTGTTATTTTCTTCCGTTGACATCGTACTGTCCCACGCGGCTGCTCCGTGGTATCATCTCAGCCTGTATAGTCATTCTCCACCAAGCGCACGATTAACGCTCGAGCTGGTGGTAAGAAGTTACGTATTTTGTTTTTGTTGCTTTCATACGGACTTTAACATTTGAAAATGTGCTC